GAACCATGGCGTCACGAACAACAGGCATAATTGCTAGTAGAGCGTCTTCTTCCTCTTCGAAAGCGACATACTCGTTTGTAGCAACCTTGTATGCGTTTAGGGTGATTTCCTTTAGGGCGTGTGTGGCGTTACCACCTGCGCTACCACTTGTACCGAACTGTGCGTTCTGTACCCAAGTTGCCATGCCAGCCTCTGGGTTTACAGGGATGGTCATAACGTTGGTTTGCATGTTGATAGCACGTAGTGTTGGTGCAATTACTAGGCGTCTGCGAACTTCGTTTTCCATTTGCAGGCTAACTTCTAGTTCCCAGGTAGCGCTAGGTACGTGTGCACCGTACTTTTGAACCATTTGACCACCAAACTTGGTGCTCTCTAGGCTCTTACCAGCCATTTTAGCTAGTAGAACTGCCTTTTCCTTGTCGGCATATTGCATTTCGCCAGACTTGCCGTCTTGGAACTGCATTTTGCTCTTTTGAATAGCTTCTAGCTCAGCAGCCTTCTCTTTTAGAGCAGCTTCTAAACCTTCAAGAGCTTTCTTGCTCTCTGCGCGCTCAGCTTCTAGGCGCTTTTCAACTTCGGCCAGTAGCTTGTCAGCACCAGTCTCAGTAGGAGTAACGGCAGCAACAGCAGCCTTAATGCGAGCTTGTAGCTCGGCTTCTGCCTTTTCTTGAGCAGCTTTTTCTTGAGCAGCCTTTTCTTGGGCAGCAACTAGAGCCTTAGCTGTTTGCTCAGCGGCTTTAGCAGCGGCATCAGCTAGCATCTGTTCTAATTGTTTTGGATCCATATTCCATTCCTTTTTAATGTCGCTATTTGCTTCCGTTGAGGACTCTAGCCCTTTAGCTGACTCGCTGCCGGGTGCAAATTGCTGTTTGTACAAACTATATTCCTCGTCAGTATCAAATGACTTGGCTAAATTAAACAATGTATTTTGATTTGCTGGCACTGACACGACGGAAATTTCATGTAGTTCCAAATCTTTAACTAAGAAAACTTCGGCTGCTGTATTGTACTCCGCGTCCTTAATACGGAATCCAATACTAAAGGCGCTCAGCACACCCTTTTTAATCAGCTTGTACACATCGCCGGCAGCATCTGTGATATTGGCTTTGATCCATAATCCCTTGCTGTCAACTTTATGTTCTACCATTTTGCCTACCGGCATAGTATGATTATGATAGGCGAGAATAACAGGATTCTTTAAATAATCTGCTAATCCCTTTTCCCAAACGCTAGTCGGGACTACGTCTCCGTGTCTGTCCTTGTCGTTGGTACTAGCATAACCTTCAATCATTATGCTCTGATCTTCATCATCGTCTTTGGGTAGTGCTTTGGCAGTAAATTTACTGTTAAAGTAAAGTACTTTATCTTTATCTACCATAATACTCCTTTATTGCTCTGGTCTACCACCTTGCGATGGATCAGCAGCGCTACCAGCAATGTTGGCCGGTATTCTCAAATCGTCATGACCGTCCATACTGTCATAACGCAACTCTTTTCTGGCTTCGTTAGGAGTGATAACTCCACCGTTAACTAGTGCAACGTGATATTGCGCTATGTCTTTAAGCTCCGGCTGCAATGCACTAACGTTGCTTGTAATTGGTTCCACATCATATCCGAAGTATCGCTCGAGAGTAGAAACATACTTGCGTACTGCTGGAATAACTGTTTCCAAGTAAAATAAGCGCAAATTAGGGGAAATGTTAGCATTGTTACCACCCATTAGTAAAATAGGCGGTACGCCCACTGCAGTCATAATTTTTTCACTATGAGTTTTAATCGACTGATCAAAATCCATTTCTTTAAAACTTGCATCAGTAATATTGTGCGGTTTTAAGCCCGAATCCAATATAATTGGGCGCTTGCCACCGTTTTTAGTTGAATATTTTTGTAACCAGTAGTTTATAGTTTTTTCTTTAGCTATTTGTGATAGTGTGTTGTCCGATGTTAACACTAAACCAAATACAGCACCATTATCAAAGAACTGCTCTTGAAACTGCTGCATTGAGTATAGAATCTTTACGCTGCGTTCTGCAGCTTCCAGGCGACTAGCACCACGGTAAATACTTTCGCTACTAGTGTCACGAAAGTAGAAAACTTCTGATTCTTTAAAGTCAACTAAACCGTTGTATTTAAAACCTTTAATAAAGGTTTTAGTGTCGGTCATAATTTCTACATTTTCGGCAGGTAGGTGGTATAGGAATGTACCGTCATAGTGTACAAACGCATTACCTTCTAGTAACAGGTCAGTGAATATGCACTGACGGAACTCTAATGCCGATTGATAAGGATTTGGACGGAAGTTTAGCAGTGTGTTCAGAGATTTCTGACGTATGCCGCTGACTACTCCGTCGTGTATTTTATCCTTTATATCGTAGTCTAGCGAAGCTGCGGCATTTACCACCATGCTGACACTACGATTTACAGATTCTAATTTTTTAAACGCTTGTCGGTAGGTAATTAACTTGGCTTCACTGCCTAAGTTAGTGCCTTCGCCTTGCGCTATTCGTTCCTGAGCTGGATTCAATTTTTCTACCAGCCAGTGACGTATGTTTGTTATTGTGCCCATACTAACCCCTTAGCAAAATTCGCTGAAGTGGCTGCCAAAGCTAGGCTTGCGTATACTTGAGCCGTTTAAGTGTTTTTCGCGCTGTATCTCGATCCAACGAGCCTGCTTTGGCTCCGAACCGGGTTGAGGAGTCTTACCGTATACACCGTGTAGTTGTACATGATGTGGGTTACATAGGGTATATACCTGATCATATATTTCTGCATGGTGCTGCTCAATAAACTCGTCACGAACAGCTAAAATACC